AAAAAATATAGGGCAAATATTTGAGCAAGGAACCCTAAATTCACATATATAAAATTAATCCAGTTTTTCCCTGTTGGCATAACTTATATTATGAATATATAATTCTTCGTTATTTGTATTCTAAATAAATAACTAATATAGAATACAAATCTATAGACACAATCTATTTCCTGTATTTTCTGGATTTTCCGTATTTTTTGGATTTTTTTGATTTCCTTGATTTTTTGGTTCTTCTCTTTTTACCTCCACTCATGCATCCCCAATTTACTGAATGACTTTTGCCTCCGCTCATGCGCCCCCATTTTTTTGATCGGCGTTTTCCGCCTGCTTGAGCTTGTGCAGCTATAACTGCATCAGTACAACTGGAACCCTGTCCCGCGCAATCATCAAAACCACCTCCCTGTTTGGCTTGAAGGCCTGCCTGTCCACCTCGGTTAGCAAGATTTTGTGTTGAATTTGGTGTTCCATTAACTGGACTTGGGACAAAAATCATTTTTGGAACAGTTGCAGTTGCAGTTGCTCCACCGCGTCTATTTCTGTGTCCTTTACCGCCAGTAGTTTGAAGTATTGCAGAATGTTTTGCCACATTATTTTGTTGAGTAATGATAGCATCTTTTGCATAAGATCCTCCAGCTGGAGCAGTCATTAACGCTGGTGGAATTGTAGGTGAAGACATCTTATATAATATTACTATAAAATATACTCCACAGCAAAAATAAATATATTAGTTTGTTTCTATGATTTAAAAATAGTATTCTAAAATATATCATAACTGATAATGGATGAATTTCAAAAGTTACAACTCCAACAAATGATCAAGGCAAATGACACTGCCGACCAGACTGAAAATATACGCAATTTAAAGCACAGTCAACAAATTCGCGAAGACGTGAATACGTTGATTATGTTGAAGAAGAAGTTTGGCAGCGATCCAGACCAATTAAATTTAGAAGCAATGGTAGAGTGCACATTCTTGTTCACGTATTATACCGACATTTACAACAAAGTGCGAAAGGATGAGATTGATCTTCAAATTCTTTATCAGTTCTTGGACGTGTTAAAGAAAATTGAAGAGGGAGACTTGGACCAACACGAAGGTGCATACGAGGTAGGAATGTTGCTAAAGAAGTTGTACGTTGATAGCGCCCTTAGAAAGGCTGATAAGATCAACAGTCAATACGAAGAAAAGGAAGAGCAAGTTAAGCCAGCTGTTAACATTTCATGGAGGCAGTTCAAGCAAATAAATTCTATTTCATCTTCATCTCTATAAATTTCTCATCATAGAAAATAGACTTAAATATATTTTGCTAAATATACTTAAGACCAAGAAGATGAGTAAACAATTTCAAAGTACAATTACAAAAACGTTGGTGATTGTAGAATCTCCCGCAAAGTGTGGAAAAATAGAATCATATTTGGGTCCAGGATATAAATGCGTTGCCAGTTTTGGCCATTTGCGTGAAATTAACTCACTTGATGCTATTGATGTTTCAAATAATTTTCAAACCAAGTACACAATTATTGACAACCCGCAAAAGACGCGACAGGTAGAACTTCTACGAAAAGAGATTGCGCTAGCTGACGAAGTCATATTGGCAACAGATGATGATCGCGAAGGAGAGGCTATTGCGTGGCATATATGCATGCTTTTTGATTTGCCAGTTCAAACAACCAAGCGCATTATTTTTCATGAAATTACTGAAACGGCTATTCGCAATGCAGTTGCCTCTCCAAAAACAATAGATATGAATGTGGTAAATGCACAACAATCTCGCCAGATTCTAGATTTACTAGTTGGTTTCACAATTTCGCCTGTCTTGTGGAAATATATTTCCAGGACTGCAGAACATAGCTTATCTGCAGGAAGATGCCAAACACCTGCATTGCGCATTGTCTATGACAACTACGTAGAAATCAAGGCCACGCCAGGTAAACCCTGCTACGACACAAAAGGCTATTTTACAAACATGTCTCTTCCTTTTGAACTAGACAAGGATTATGAAACAAAGGAAGAAGTTGAAAGTTTTTTAGAGAATTCGGTAAATCATGATCATGTCTTTACATGCTCGCAACCAGAGTCAACTGTGAAACAACCACCTGAGCCATTTACAACCTCCAAGTTGCAACAAGCAGTTAGCAATGAATTGCACATATCTCCAAAAGAGACTATGAAGCATTGCCAAAAATTGTACGAGGCTGGTTATATAACTTACATGAGAACAGATAGTAAAAAATACAGTAAGGATTTTATAGACTCAACTGTAAAATACATTTCAGCAAACTATGCAGACATGGGAGCATCGCTGGATCAGTTTTTGAATCCCAAGTTGTCCTCTTTACAAACAAATTATAAGGAGGAAGCTAGTAAGGAAGAAGAATTGAGAGAAGATGTAGAAACTTCTGTTATAAAAAAGAAGATTGTCAAAAAAGAGTCTGTCAAAAAAGTACTTACAACAAAAACAAAAACCTCATCAAAACAAAAAGTTGCAGCACAAGAGGCTCACGAAGCAATCCGCCCAACAAATGTGCAGTTAAAAGATATTCCAGAGACTTGTGAAACCAAGGAACGCCGAATTTACAAAATCATTTGGGAAAATTCAGTTGAAAGCTGCATGGCTCCCGCAAAATACAACAAAATTAGTGCCAAGATTCAAGGATTTGACGCGACGGTCTTTAAGTACTTTTGCGAACAAATTGTTTTTCCAGGATGGCAACTTGTGAAGAATAAATACGAAAAAGTTGCAAAAGAATACAAATATCTACTTGCGTTGGCACAGAATTCCGTCTTGGAATATAAAAAGATGACGGCGTTGTTTAAATTAACAAATATAAAGTCGCATTATACGGAGGCAAAACTGGTGCAGCTGTTAGAAGAGAAGGGTATTGGTCGTCCATCTACGTTTTCTATGCTTATAGATAAGATTCAAGAACGGGGGTATGTAAAGAAGGAAGAAGTCAAGGGTCAAACCATGGAATGCATAGATTTTGTTTTGGAGAATGACGAACTAGTAGAGGCCAAAACAACGAGAATATTTGGTCACGAGAATGCAAAATTAGTTATTCAACCCACTGGAATAATGGTAATAGAATTCCTCATCAAGTATTACAATGACATTTTCAATTATGATTATACAAAGGAGATGGAGGATTCCCTGGATGAGATAGCTCAAAATAAAAAGATCTGGCACACTCTTTGTGAGACAGCCTTTGCCTCTATGCGCAGTCTTACTGACAAATTGAAGGAAGAAAAGAAGGAAGAAAAACAGGAAATAGTAATTGATGCCTCGCATTCTTATATGATTGCCAAGTATGGTCCAGTAATTAAATGCACAAATGCCGAGAAGGTTGTCAGCTTTCTTCCTGTAAAGACCGATATTGATCTGGAAAAATTGAAGAGCGGTGGATACAAGTTGGAGGAAATTATAGAAAGCCCAAAGACCACAGATATTCTACTTGGCAAATATAATGGTCATGATCTGCATCTTAAAAAAGGAAAATTTGGTCTTTATGTAACATGGGGTGAAAATAGCAAATCATTATCGTTTCATTTTGGTAACAGACCAATAGAAAATGTCACGTATTTGGAGGTTATGACTATTCTAGACAAAGATGGTTATTTATCTAAAGACGGTGACAATGACAAACAATCAGGGGAAAGGCAAATAAGCAAAACAACTTGCATTAAAAAGGGAAAATATGGTGATTACATTTATCATAAAACGGCAAAAATGAAAAAACCCGAGTTTTTCAAGTTAAAAGGATTCCCAGAAGATTATAAAACATGCGATATAGAGGTTTTAAAATCATGGATAAAGGAAAAGTACAACGTAGAATAAAAACTAGATCTCTGGTTTAAAAATATTGTACTTGCGCTGACTTTGAGGCACAAGCAGATTAAATTCTAGCGTAAAGGAAAAATCAAATCCACCAAAATAAACTGGAGCACCATTATGATATCTAAGTTTAATCTTGATTTTTCTAATTCGTTCCGCTGGTGGATTATATAACATATAAGAGTCAATGTCATTGTCAAACCACTGTGATATAGGAGTAGTTGGAATGGCAATTTTGGCAAAAGCCGAATTTACAACACCATTTGTTTCATTTGTGTGCGTAGTAAATTCATTAAGAGCCCACGGCATGGTTTCATCCATGCAGTTCATTCCAGCAATCTCCATGTAAAAATGTGAAGGTCCCATTAAATTTATTTTAAGAGGAGCTACTGCATAATATATTTTAGCCCCTGGCAAAGTTGTTTCTGGTAACAACCAAAATCCGTTATCTCCTGGATTAATTTCTCCAAAGAAAAATCTAGGATATTCCCCATTTGGAAGTGTAAAAGATGGAGAGGGACATCTAGTAAATCCTAAATAAGCTGGCAGTCCCCAGTTACTGAATTCAGGATATATACTTCTTTTATAACAATCTGCAAGAACAATAAAATCATTATATAGTACTGAGTCATTTGTTAACAAAAACTCTGAGCTCTTATTTCCAAAAAACATTTTTTGTTGAACAGAATTATAAACAATAACAAATTGTGTATACCCAGTAGAACTAAACTGAGCATTTAGGTTTAATGCTACGTATTTAGGGATAGTAGTTAAAGCTTCTGTTATACGACGAGAAACTGCATCATTAAATCTATTTGTAAGTTCAATTGACATTTGTAGAGGGTTATAGAAACCTTCATCTATTTGAATAACAAAATCTACTTTTCTGATTGAATAAAGTATTTCAAAAATTGCATCTTGTAGAGGATCTGCTAAGCCATAATCTCCTGGATTATATGGGTTATTAATTCTAAATGTCATAGTTATATTATTTTGCAGTTGTGAAAAAGTGCTATAGTTTGAAGGAAACGTCCATGTGCTTAGCTTTACTGTTTGGACATTGCAATAATCTTCGGGTAATTCTATCTCAAACTCTGTAGATAAAGGATATTTTATTATATCACGATCCTGCGAGTGAATAGAAACATATTTCTTATAAATCATGTAATCTTGCGAATTGGGTATCAATGGATGTGTAGATGCTGTATTGAATCTGCTCATATTATATTTATTGTAGATATTTTTATATTGAAATCTTTTGCAAATCTTTTTTACAAATACATTAAATTATAATTAGCAAATAAAATTCTTATCTATTAATATGTCATTAGATTTTTTTGCAGGAAATTATGGTGGAAAAGTGGGTACAACGTCAACATATATCAAAACATTTAATCCAAATGTAATACCTCAAACGTGGACATATGGCACGTTTAACAATAATAAAACAATAACAACTGCTATTCCAAAGGTAGATGTGTACGTTCAAAAAGATTTATATGTAGCAGGTAATATTGTGCAGTTATCAGACGAAAGATTTAAACAAAATATTGGTCCTCTTCCTGAAAATGCATGTGAATTGTTAATGCAAGTAAAACCGCGCAAATATGAGTTTATTGAAAGCGTTGAAGATGGATCACATTATGGTTTTATTGCACAAGAAGTAGAAAAACTATTCCCATCTCTTGTAAAAACTACAATAGATGTAACTTCAAAAAAGGAGAAAAAGGCCGTAAACTATTTAGAATTTATACCACTTTTACTATTAAAAATCCAGGATTTACAAAAGCAGGTTGACGAATTAAAACAACAAAACAAATAGTTATATCTTCATATCAAAGTGTATTTTATTAACGTTTGTAAATAAAATATACTGCTATTTTAATAATGGCTGGAGCTAAAAATACTACAGATCAAAATATTAGCAATTTTGTAAATACAAGTAAAGGAAATTGGGTATACGATTCATTCTTTTCAATTGCATATGCTTTTATTGCTGGAGGCCTTGTGTTAGTTTTAATGACTACCTTTACAGCTAGTTATTCATCCTTGATTGGATCAATCTTGGGTTATTGTGCAGCAGGTGTTGGTATTGCAATGATTGGCGGATACATATTTTACACTTTATCTGTTGCAGAAAATCAAGCAAAGTTCACATTTGGAAGCATAATTTATAGATTAACACCATTTATCACATTGCTAAGCATCATATTCATGTCTGTTTATATTATTGGAACATATCTAGAAAGAATTTCTTCTGGAAGAGTCACTGGATTTTATAATGTCTTTACTGTCATATCTACTATATTTGTTTCATTGCAGGTTTATATCTTGTTTAGAAGTTCAAGAACCCCAAAATTTAGGGAATCTGGGATTATGAGCAATACAAGCATTTCTGCAACTTATTTATTGTCCGTTATCAACTTAATTATCGTTGTTACACTAGGAATTGCTCTTAAATATTATTCAACGGATGGATATCAAAATATGATCTCTTACCCCCTATAAGCGCCCTAATTAAACATTATTCATTTTAATAAATTTGTATGTAACACCATAACTCATTTCCGTTTCCCAAATTCCAGAAATTTTTAGCAAAAAATCACTTGAAGTATTCATTTTTTCAACATTATCTGTAAAAATTTTTATATTACCATTGCGAAGTTGTTCTGTAATTTTATATTGTGGAGTTTTATTTCTTATGTTTACTTTTTTAAGCAACCCTTCTTCAATTTGTCTTATATTTTCAATCAGTTCACGATGTGAATTCAGGTCAAAATTGCATCTGTGTTTATTGTAGTATTTTTCATTTGATATAATGTCCAATGAAAAGGTGAGATAGATTCCATTTAATACAAACATAGAATTTGAATACAAAATTCTAACAAATGTTCCCTCAGTCATGACGTTATTCTTAATAGGTTCGCAAAAATATAGACACCCTTCCTTGTATTGATCTAATCTTTTAACAATGTTCATTATTCCTTTAAGGTTATATATATTCAGTCATTGTTTTTAAGTAATAAGTGCTATAATAATATACACTTATTACCTTGGTAAAATTGTATTTATTTGTGGTTTTGCAATAAAATTATGAAATAAACAATTCAATAACTAATCTAATCCAATCTAATATGCATTTGTCAATATTATATATATAAGTAATAAAAGCAATAAAAAGAATCTTGTATATATTAATAATCTTGTGAATCAAATGAAATTTCATGAAACTCACTTTGAAGAATACATAGGATCAAATCATCGCGAGAATTTACATCCAAAGTTGACAAAAATTTATAGTAAATTCCCCGAAAAAATACAGTCCTTGAAAAATATTATATTTTACGGTCCCCCAGGAGTTGGAAAATACACGCAAATGCTAACATCTATTAAAAAATATAGTCCAACTGACTTAAAATATGAAAAAAAGATTAGCGTAAACTTCCTAAAACAACAATACTTTTTTAAAATCAGCGATATTCATTGTGAGGTAGACATTTCTTTATTGGGGTGCAACTCAAAGTTGCTTTGGAATGAGATTTATACGCAAATAATAGATATTATTTCAGCAAAAACAGAAAAATCAGGTATTATAGTTTGTAAGAATTTCCAGGAAATACATAGTGAATTATTAGAAAACTTTTACAGTTATATGCAGCAAATCAATAACAATTCAGTAGATTTAAAGTATATTTTATTAACAGAAGAAATTAGTTTCATACCCGATAGTATTATAAATTGTTGTGAAGTAATTCATGTACCGAGGCCAAGTAGACCATCATACAATAAATGTTTGGTCGCAAAAGTACCTCCAGCCTTAACTCTGGAAAATATTACAAACATCAAGAACCTACATTCTTCTATTCATGATTTAACCCAGCCATACAAAATAATTTGTGATAAGATCATTAACGAAATGATCAATATTGATGACTTGAAATTTCTTAAATTTAGAGATGTTTTATATGATAAGTTTATTTATAATTTAGATATTACTGATTGTATTTGGTACATTATTTCCACTCTATTAGCTCAAAAAAAATTAAAGAACACAGATCTCTCCACAGTTCTTTTAAAAACATACTCTTTTTTGCAATACTATAACAATAATTATAGACCTATTTATCATTTAGAAAATTATTTGTTCTATTTGGTCAAACTTATTCCATGGTTTTGAATAAAATAAAACTGGTACATGATATCCACTATATTAGTATTTAAAATGATTCCAAATATAACAATTATACTTTGAATTATATGAATACAAATACAAACATAAACACAAATGAAAAGATGGACATTCAACTAGCATGTGACGTGTTGGAACTAGATTTTTTGAATATTATGACCATAACTCCAGAAAGTTTAAAGAAAAAATACCACAAACTTGCATTACAGCATCATCCAGACAAAAATGGCAATACGGTTGAGGCAAACGAAAAATTCAAATCTATTAAAGAAGCCTATGAGTATCTAAGATTTGGTCTTATAGGAGATGGAGATGGAGATGGAGATGGAGATGGAGATGAACTAAATAACAATAGATCAAATGCTTTTTCTTCCTTTGATTCATCCAGAGAAGAGGAAAAAGGTTCTAATGGGTACCTTTCCATCCTGGAAATCTTCATACAAACTATCATAACTGGAAACTGCTCTCAAGTTATATCAAGTATAATTAAAGATATTGTAGTTGGATGCAAAAAAGTGACAATAAAACTCTTTGAAGATCTTGACAAAGAAAGGTCAATAGAAGTCTATACTTTCTTAACGCGCTATAAAAGTATTTTATATATTAGTGATGAGACTATTGAAGAGGTTAAAACAGTTCTTATGGAAAAAATAAAGGATGATCAAATAATTGTATTGAATCCAAGTATAGATGACTTGCTTGATTGCAACATATATAAGCTAAATCTGGGTCCCAAAATGTATTTGGTACCATTATGGCACAATGAACTCTACTTTGATGGATTATCGGGGGAAGACATTATTGTTAAATGCGTTCCAGATTTGCCTACTAACATGACTATAGATGAGAACAACAACCTAATTGTTAGAGTCTCAATTCCTTTTTCTTCCCTTCTCTTAAGGACAGAAGTCATTTATTTTGAAGTAGGGAAGCAGAAATTTGGAGTTCCCACAAATAGGCTCTTTATAAAACCAGTGCAACAGTTTACTACCAAAAAATGTGGAATTGCGCAAATACAGGATCATGCAGCTGATATGTATAATATTTCACAACGAGCCGATATTGTTTTTATAATAGAGCTTTCTTAGAGAAGGAAGAAAAAAAGCATTTGAATAATATGTGTATTTGATGGAAAAATATATAAAAAATTTTTTTATATATTTTGGATTGAATTTGTTAGGGTAATGCAGATGTTTGCTATTTACATTTTATACAATATTTATATTTTTAGAATTTAAGCCTCACCAGCTGCCTTCTTGCGAACAACCTTCTTCTTCTTGGTCTCGGCAACCTCCACAACAGGTGCGACAACAGGTGCGACAACAGGAGCAGGTGCAGGTGCAGGTGCAGGAACAGGTGCAGGCTCATCCTCCTCCTCATCCTCGCTCTCCTCATCGCTATCAACAACCTGAGCGCTGAGAGCACTGGAGTCAACCTCAACCTCATCCTCGGCAGGAGGTGCTGCCTGGGTCTTTAGGCGCTCCTTGTCGCTAGGCTTGAGCTTGATAAGGCACTGGCCAGTAAGCGAACCCTTAGGACGCTGAACAACCGACTGGACAAGCTTCCAAGTCACGCCAAACTTGCCGTTTGCAAACCAAAGACCACCGCACTGGAGAACAGCCGCAAGATGCGTGCCCTTGGCCATAAACTCAATGGGAGTAACGCCAGGAGTAGGACTAGGGAACAGCTTGTTCTCATCCTCGTCGTAAACCTCGCACTTCCAAACACCATCCCAGATAGGAACCTTCACGCGAAGCGTAGGAGCCTTGGTCAAGTCAGGCTCGCCCGTTGCCTTGTCCTTAGGGTACTTGAGCATGGGAGTCCAAAGCGCATTCACAACCTCAGGAATTGTGTGAACCTTGCCAAACCAAGTCTTGGAATTCGTAAGAGCATCGGCCTTGATCTTGGCCTCAAGTGCTTGCATGTTCTTCAGGAATGCCGATGCCTCCTCATTAGGATACTCGGCAGAAGGAAATTGCATAGAAAGCTCAAACTTTCCGTTTCCCTCAAACTCACTTGCGCCCCACGTGAGCATGAGTGGTGTAGAAATGCGCAAACCAGTGTTGGTAAGCGAGTTCTGGATATTGACTCCCTTGCCTCCCGCGGCATTCGCCTTGGGTGCGGAGTACTTAACATTGTTAGAATCAAAATGGGTACCGTCAACGATCGTGTCTGCCATGGCTGTGTTGTACTTTATATACAGTGGCTATCTTTAAATCAATTTTTTTTAGAATCATAAATTAGTATCCATCTACAAAAAGTTGACACGTGAATGCTCTTTAAAATCTTATATATATATAGTATAAATGGCTCAAAAAGAAATCTCCATTATATATATATTTGAATGATTCAAAGCCTTCATCCTAAAAAAACCACTTGTTTAGATCTAGAAGATTATTTAACAAAGTTGTATCAAACATGTGAAAAAACTATGCAGCCGCAAAAAAAACTGGAAAAAATAAGCAACGAAAACTTTGTTCTTCCTTCGTTTAATAATCATGAAATGGTTTTAAAGTATAATTACAATGCGCAACAACTGAAGGACATTGCAAAGAAACACAAGTTAAAAGTTACTGGAAACAAGCAACAACTAATAAACCGAATCTACGTCTTCCTCAAGCTTTCTTCCCTTGTTATTAAGATTCAAAAGGTATGGCGAGGAAGAATGCAGCGTATTTTTAACGAAGCGCATGGTCCAGCATACAACGATCGCAAATTGTGCACAAATGCAACGGACTTTTTTACAATGGATGACTTAGGAGATCTTCCTTTGTTTAATTTTTTCAGTTATAAAGACACAGATGGATTTGTTTATGGCTTTGATATTATCTCCATTTACAATCTTATTTACAAAACAAAAGGTCAGGTATTAAATCCTTATAATCGCAACGAGATCCCTTTGACAATTATAGGAACTTTAAGAAAAGTATTGAGACTTGGCAAATTATTTGACATCCAAATTGACACTGAAATAAAGGACATTACTAGTGAGCTAACAAATAAGAAAAATATTGAACTAAGAACTCTTGATCTCTTTCAAAATATTGATGCTTTAGGAAATTATAGCAATTCTCAATGGTTTTTAAGCTTAACCAGACCACAATTAAATAAGTTTTTAAGAGAACTAATTGACATTTGGAGCTATCGTGCGCAATTGACAAATGAAACAAAACGATTAATATGCCCACCAATGGGAAATCCATTTAGGAATATTTGCATGCAGACTATTAGTCAAGAAACCAGATTAGAACATTTACAAAAGCCAATATTGGAAGTTATGGAAAAAATGGTAAATTTAGGCGTGGATAAAGATAGTCGGTCTTTAGGAGCCTATTATGTGCTTGGTGCATTAACATTAGTAAATGAAAATGCTGCGTTATCCTTGCCATGGCTTTTTCAATCGGTCGCGTATTTTTGAAAGAGTTTAGGATCTAAGACCTTTTCCAATCACAAATATATATATTAAGGCCTTAAACGGTTTAAAAGGAACCCGCTTTAGTATAGTATAATATGCCCGCGAAGAAGACATCCGCTAAGCCCACTGACGCTCTTGATACTGCTGCTGTTGCAGCCCCTGTTGTTGCCCCTGTTGAGGCAAAGGTCGCTAAGAAGACCAAGGCCCCTAAGAAGGCCGCTGAGACTGACGCCTCTGTTTCTGCCCCCGTTGTTGTTACTGCCCCTGTTGAGGAGGGTGCAGTTGATGCCGTTGCTGCCGACGCTGAGGCTGCTCTTGCCGATCGCTCTGTTGAGTTCCTCGCCAAGCTTCAGCAGGCCACCCTTGCCCTCTCCTCTCTTAAGACTGAGTTCCGCAACCTTGAGAAGGCTTGGTCCCGCGAGCTTAAGGCTGCCCAGAAGGCCAGCTCCAAGCGCAAGCGCAAGTCTGGAAACCGTGCCCCCAGTGGCTTTGTGAAGCCCACCCGCATCAGTGACGAGCTTGCCGCTTTCCTCGGCAAGGATAAGGGCACTGAGATGGCTCGCACTGCAGTCACCCGCGATATCAATGCCTACATCCGCTCCAACAACCTCCAGGACAAGCAGAATGGTCGCAAGATCAATCCTGACTCCAAGCTTGTTGCGCTTCTTAAGCTCAAGAAGGAGGATGAGCTCACCTACTTCAACCTCCAGCGCTATATGAGCCCCCACTTCACCAAGACTGTGAAGGTTGAGGCTGCAGTTGTCGCCACCGCTTAAATAGTTTGCTCAATAAATTTCTAGATGCAGCAACAACAACAAAAAATAAAATAAAACCCAAATAAAAATCTATAGTTTATGCTATACATTTTTGAAATACTTATATACAACTGTAAAATCCACCTAATCCAACCAATCCACTTAAAAAAAAATAATATTATTTATCTAATTTTAATCCAAGAAGATGAATCCATCCTCTTCTAGAATAGCCTTCATTGCATCACGATCTCCTTGACAATTTGCAATTCTAATTCTTTCAAAATTTTTCAAGTTGTCATGATTTGAAGATAAATCAAACATTTCATTAATTTTTGTTAATAAATCTATGTCATGTTCATGATCCTCTGTATTTATTAACCATGTGTAAAACCCACACGATTGCCCAGAATTTTTATATTTGCGAAATAATTTGACAAACCCATCAATTGTTATCTTATTTTCACATCCATTTGCATTTATATTGTAATCTGTTCCCGAAATCACGCAAATTTCACGGAACTCGTCCTGATTCATATTGATTTCTGTCAAAATACCCTTCATATAGTACAAAACTGCGGTATGGTTCACTAAACTAAAATACCTAAGCACTCGTGTGCAGCCATAGACAAACAGATCCATGTCTTCACTCATGCAAGCCCATACCTTCTTCTTGATGACCAAGAGAGCGCACAGTTCATCAGCTTCTCCAGGCGCATCATAGTAAGTAACCCCACATGAGGCAATCAATTCTTTCACTCGCCGAATCTTGTCCTTGTTAATGTAGACAAATTGCTTCTTCAGCTGATCCATATTACTGACCAACTCTTGCTTCTGTTCTTCATCCAATACTGCATCATTGTCATCAAATCTTGTTTTTAGCTTGTTGTATTCTTTCTCTGCATCTATCTTCTCTTCACGGCGCTTTTTCAATAGTTCCTTTTTTTCATCTGGAGGCTTTCCGTCAAAGATAAAGATAGGCGTGATATTGTAGTGCAGAAAGATTGAAATCATTAGATAAATGTTTTCAATCAACAGATCATCTGTTTCATATTTGTACATATATATGCTTACATCCACCGCAATCTTCTTGCCGCTCAAATCGGCCAGGTTAATGCACCTGACATATTCGGCACAATTTGTCCGCAGCATTCGGTTCAAATAACGAATTCCCATTATTGAACTTGGAGGTTGAGGTTCTTTTAGTACTAATAAACCAGAGGTCTTTATTCGGTATCAATTTTTTAATGAACTTGTAATTCTACATTGTAAGAAGAAAATCCTACCCCTTCTCCACATACTTCAAATACTTTTTATCCCATCTCGCATATCGTCATGCGCATAGTATTCAAAACGTGTTTTGCATTTTTTGTTTTCTTGCTTTTCAAAGTTTTCTCCAAAAATGCCTCCATACAAGCAACACCTTGCAACATTGACTTTGTCTTGTAATTTTTCTCAATAAATTTTACAAACTCCATTTGATTTGCTTGCGTTTTTTTGAATTGTAACAAAGAAAAATTATGTGCATCGCACCAAGACAAAAATCCCTGATAGTTGTTCAATAATATTAGCTTCAATACATAATATGCTAATACATTTGTATTCTCCTTGTACAAATTTTGACGAACCATTGTCGCATATCTATTCTTTGAATAAAGTGAATAATAATTCAAACCCATAAATTGCAACGTTTTAACCGCTTGGAAAAAACTAAATGTCCTTTCAAAGTTGATAAAAAACTCGCAATTTTCCAAAAACTCGTCTATATTTGACTTATCTTCAAGTCTTTTGTAACTGCATATAACAGAATTCATTATACATGCCCAGAATTCGCAATAAGCTTCGTACAGATTTACAACCGATTTTACCTCAAAAATAGACAAGATCTTTCCATGACAAGCTTCATTATCCATATCTGAGAAATCTAATCCAAAATTATGCATGCTTTCATGAATCAATACTTTAAACCATTCTTCCTTGCGAAAAATAACAATCTCTGATATCTTAGGACAAGTTGTCGTAAATGCAGTGTTTACATTGTGCTCATCAAGAACATTTACATTAGAATTTGGTAGCATTTTTGGCAAAGAAGTAAAATATAAATAGATTGTTAATTCTCTTGCACACGTCTTGGACCCATATTCATTTACGATATATAACCAAAGTGCAATATTCTCAACATGCTTGTGGTATGTTTCCAAATGCAACTCTGGATCGTGATCCTCTACTATAAAATGTACTCTTACAGTTCTACCAAGGGAAGAAAAAGTATACAAAATATCATATGTAGCAGTGAGCTCTATATGCTTTCTTATGAGTTGAGGAAAAGCCTTTATATTAAAATTTTCAGGCTTTGGCAAATCATTTACAGTCGTTATTTTAGTAATATTCAATTTATAAAATACATCTCCACTGCTTGTACTTGTACTTGAATTTTTTAAAGAAGTAAGATATTTGTCTGCATTTTGAACATCTTTATACAAACGCTCTAATATTTTATCTGTTTTTTTAGTCTGTTCCGCGTGATTTATACAGTTGTTTTCTAAAAAAAACTTCATTAGTTGTTCGCTTGTTTTTGCCAGTTTCATTTAGTTATATTACTAGTGTATTATAAATTTGTGTTTAATATCTTTTTACCTAATTTAAGCATTTTAGACCTGAATGTTATAATCTTTTAGTATATTATAATAGAACAAGATGAGTATTACTGAAGTGTTTATTGTTTTTCTTTTGATCGCCATTATTTACACGTTATTTCATAGCGTTTTTATTATTTTTAAACCCGTTCCCGTTCCTACACCTCAACCATATCCTGTGCCCGTTCCTGTTCCCACACAAAAATTAATAGGTGGATGTGCAGGAACACGTTATGGTTGCTGCCCAAATGGCGTTACCCCTAAGACTAACCAGATTGGATCCAACTGTTAAAAATAAAAAATATTTCCAATTTTTTATTCTTATTTTTACGCTCTTGGCAACAATGAGAGATATACGCGATCTTCATGTACAAGTTTTTGATAGTCCGCATAAGATATAACAATATACATCTTTCTCCCGTGAATGGTTATCTCATATTTAAAGAAGGTGCCAACTTCTTCCCTCAAGAAGTAAAAGTCGTCACGCGAGAGCTTTCCAAATTGCACGATCATGCGTGTTCCCTTGATGTACTCTTTTTTACCACCCTTCTCGTAAAAGTAGCAGTCGTCATGATCATAAAAATCATATTTACATTTGTCTAGATTTGGATTGGTAGTTAAGCGTAGAACGCTTGGTAACACGGGGCCTTGTCCAGTAAATGTTTCTCTAGTAATACCTGCCGACTTGAACATTTCCTCAATTGTGACAAAAGGAGCAACAGGAACCCATGTTGTCCTCTCTATTGTTTCTGTTGTTTCTGTTGTTTCCGCCATTTTGATTGGTTATTGATTTGTGTGCTTTGGTAACATTAGAATAGGTTGATTAAAAGCTTTCAATTTTTTGATAAATCTTGTAATCAAATAAAAACAATGAAACTAACTTACTTATGAATATAAAGTGTAAACAAATAAATTCCTACAGCAAACAAGAAGATAATTGTTAAAAAAATAAATAAATGCGACACGATGTAATAAATTTTTTTACACTCTTTACTCTCACCATCATTAGAGTCAGTTTCCACGTCATCGTTCAATGAAATATACTGATTATGTTCTGGAATAGCAAAAAGGACTCTTCTTTCATTAAACATTGCGTAATATACAAAATATATGTTATAGTTGTAACATATATTTATATCATCTTTTTACAATTTTAAACCGTTGCTTATGTTTTACTTCTTCCCAGTCTTGAAATCATCGCGCAAAATCATGAGCGTGTCAAACACTTCTGGCTCCTTTCCTTTTTTAGCATGCAATAAACGAGCATTATTTGTTTTCAATAGCACATCCTTTAGATCAGCATTCTGTATAAACTTTGCTTGTTGAGCTGCAGCCAACTCAATATCCCGCCTTTTGCCAAAAAAATCGCGATCAACCTCAACGGTTTTAGGTCTTACAAGTTCACCCTTGTATTTGCCTGTTAACCCACCAACTTTCTTTGCCATTTCTGGGTTCCTGGATAGTTCCGTTCCAGAATCTAATGAAAATGACAAGTAAAAATCAGGGTTCTGCTTTTTGAATTTTGACGCCTGGTAATAGTGCTCCACGCTTGCCCATTGATGATTGTCCAATGAAAACAGTGCACCACCTTCAGTCTTTGTCCACATGTCAGCCAACTTGCGCCTCCAATCCTTTATTGCCCGAAGCTCAGAAAACTCGCGAATTTGTTCAGGAGGAATCTTCTCTCCAGCCCCCTTTCCAGGAAGAGGCTTGTTATCAGATTTCTCGTAAAAGGAAAACTCAATATTCCCGTCATACAAATTCCTCATGGCCGCCTCAGATAATTCAGCAAATTTTGGTACCTCTACTGTGGTACCCTTTAGCTTTGCCTTGAACGTCTCAAATTCAGGTATAATGGCAAATGGTCCTGCTGCCCTTTCCATGCACTTGTCAACAACCATTTTTTTCAAATAATATGGCAACTCCTTAAAAGTGAGTAGAGTTTTTTTCTTATATGTTATCAACTTGAAATGCCATCCCATAAAATCCAATATAATATAAAAATCGGGATCAAATTCTCCCTTATTTTGCAAAATTGTGTCATTTAGCTGACCACAACGAAGCACATTGCGCTGATCTCCTGCTTTATATGCCTCGCTAGATAAAATAATAAATTTCACATTTAACATTCTTTCCATTGTAGAAAGAGCCCACGTGTCAGCCCAAAATTCGCACGTTTTTACTTTTTCTCTAAATTTCTCAAGCGTCGTGACATCCTTCATAATCTTATATTCTTCAAACATTTGCTTTGACACGTCGCGTTCGTGCATAACGCGTTTGAATTGCGCCTCTACGGCTTTACCAGCTTCTACAATTTTAACTTGACGATCATGATCAATTGTTTGACGCAATGTATTACGGATATCCTCATATTGTTTTTGCAATTTAGTAATATTTGCAGTATCTTGTGTAATAGAAGACCGAATATCGTCATATTGTCCCTTAAAATTTTTAAACAATTCTGCATCTACTTCTCCAGCTAACTTCTCACGCAACTTATTAACGGTTGTTTTATTTCCCATGCCAGCAAATGCATCACAAACGGCATAAAAAAAACAGTCTCCCTTGCCAGGGTTTTCAACAATTGCATAATTTTTATTTTCCATAAATTTTTGAACCCAGTTATCGTTTGGTGATGCAGAAGCTCTGTATTTAATGATAAAATCTTGAGCCAATCTATCAGTTTCTTCCTTCAACCTACCTGGAACCCTTAGTCCTCTTGTTACTTCAAAGAGACCTCTAATATTTTCTGGGATTTTTACATCTTCCGCTAGAATAAAATTTGTTTTCTTAACACTTGATTTTTTAGAAGGTATCAATTCCAAATCACCCTGCTCCTGTTCTTCTTCCTCTTGATCTAGATCTTCTTCTTTAGTCCCAGCCTCTTCTGCAGACTCTTTACTCATACGTTCCATTTTATCTTTTTCATCCTTGCTAAGAAACGTATCAGGATTTAAACGAATTCTCTCCAACATTTGCTTAGTAACAAATGAATTGTAAATTAATGGATCGGCAAGTCTTTCCACTTCTAATTTACCATCTTCGTCAGTATAATCAAGTACATCAGTTGAATACAATTCATACACACCAATCTGTATGACTTTTTTGTTATTTTTTACTAAATAAAGAGGATAATACGTTATATTACTATCGGCAAATGTATTCTTTGCATTTCCAACAGCAAAAATAATCTCAACGCCTTTTATATCTGTTTGATAAAGAGTTGTCTTTTTACTTAAATCTCCAGGATCAACACTTTTTAACTCAGGATAACTTATTTCATCATTTATTTTTGACAAGACCATTTAATTTATCTAATTTATAATGAGAATTAATATTTTGGTTTCAAACATATATTATGTAAAACGCCAGACCAATTCCAACCATTGCAAATAGTTTTCTAATAATCAAATTATTGAGAAAACTATAAATAAATCATATCAACCTCAGGAATTAATCCCACAGTACAAACTTCTTCATATATTTATCATTTTTTAACTCTTCAATGCAATGCCACAATTGTTTTCTTTTCATTACCAAATCAAAATTGCTTCCATCATTCTCAAACACCAAAAGAAAATTAATAATTTCTGGTTTTTTGCATTTAAAAGTCTTTATATCCTTTGAAAGCCCATAATAATCGCATATTTGCATTAATTGTTTAACCGTCCAATTATCAGTGTAGTTTTGTATTTCTGCAAATAAAAAATCGTCTTCTATATTTCCCACAGAAGTTTCAGTTATAGCTTGTTTAATTTCCATCTCTTCAAATTCTTTCATGAGTTCTAACAAATTTTCATTATTTTCAGTTGCACTAAAAATGTTATCATCATTAAAAAAATATGTTATATTTCCCTCGTCCTGTTTTTGTTCTTGTTCTTGTTCTCCTTTTAAAGAATTATGTTCTTCCAAATAATAAGCTACACTGCAACTATTTTCCATGGTTTCTAATGGTGGTGTTACATTTGCCTTCTTTTTATTTTTATTCTTGTTCTTTGGACTTTTCTTGACCTTTATTTTATCTTTTTCATCCTTCATTGTCTTTAATCTTGGCATATTATAATAAATACTCCAATTTACTTTTATATGTTTACACAAAATATATATTTACATTTCAATAAGATCCATGTACTTGAAAATTGTCTTATTTGTCAAGCTAGGATAGCTCTTTACTTTGCTCTTTGCCAACATGTGAACAGTATCAACAATAGTTAACTCACCAATCATATAGTCTGTAGAAGTTTGATCAACCGACTCAATAAATGTCTTGTTAAACAAGAGAATTACATTTTCAGTAATCTCATCCACCTCATTCTTCTTATCATCTTGTGAAATCATTGTTATAACCTGTCTTAGCAAGTGACAACAAAGAGAAACAATTCTTTCCTTGCTGATGATCTCTGCAATACACAGATTCACAAAGAAGAGACTGATTGATCTTCTCTTTTCATTCTCCTTGTTAATATCACAAAACTTGGTATAGTTCTCCTCAGGAGTAATGTATTGAATCGTGTCAAACAACCTTAAAAACTCGCTGAAGTTTTTCTCAAAAATCTTTTGCATGATTGTAAAGCGATCAATCAAATCAGCATAAAGATCTGCATACAACTTGGAGTAAAATCTATTATTGCATGCAATATCAAAGATGGCAGTGCCGACCTTTTCAATCTCCTCATCAGTCGTTTCCATCAAAATTTCCGCAATATTATTTTTCATGTCCTCGTACGTCTTGTCTGTAAGCTTATTCAAATGCAATCTAACTTTGTCAATAACACCATCGATGCCACTCTTTTTCTCAATCTTTGTGGCCGAAAATGTTCTAATTGCCTCCCAATCTTCGCTACTAACCTCCATTGCCTTGTTACCCCTTTTTTTTCTATGAGCATCTTTGTTCATAGATTGCATAGAGCCTGAATCGCCAAACGAATTTGACGTGGGAGGTCTATCCCTTTTTTGAAAATTTGGTGTTTTAATATATGTCGGCGAACCAACTTCTATGGCCAATGCTGAAATAGCATCTATGGTCTCCTCTGGGATCGTAAAATTGAACCCAGCAAAAGAGATGCTTGTAAAATCATCTAATGTGTATCTTTGTGCCATTGTTGCTGTCATTGCCATCTTGTTATACATACTTATTTGCATTTCATTTATATCAATTTTTTTAGATTATTATATATTCAAGTAAATACACTTAAAACCAATACGCGTATTTACTATACAATGTCAGAGCAAAATAATAACCAACCTATAAATATTATAAATAATACAAACATTACAAATATTATAAATAATATAAATAATGAAAACAGTCCAAATACTAAGGACGACAATGATTTTGATTTTAATGAGCCCACTGGCTCATCCGTGACAATGGATGGAGATGGCGATAGCGGTGAAAATGTTGAAAACATTGAAGAGCAGTACATTATTGAAAGCTGGGACGAGCTAGAGGTTAATGAGCAACTTCTCCGCGGAATATATGCATACGGTTTTGAGAAACCTAGTCCAATTCAAAGAAAGGCAATCAAGCCAATCCTTTTTGGTAAGGATTTGATAGCTCAAGCTCAATCGGGAACTGGAAAAACTGGAACATTTTCAATTGGAACTCTTTCAAAGATTAATACGGCTGAGAATACTACTCAGGCGCTAATTCTAAGTCCCACCAGAGAGCTTGCTATTCAAATTTCTACAGTCATGGAGGGGATTGGCTGTATGATGAAGGGACTAAGAGTTCAGGTCTTGGTTGGCGGCACTTCTATTGATGACGATGCAAGTGCTCTTAAAAATAAGACTCCTCATGTTATTGTTGGATGCCCTGGTCGCGTCTACGATATGATGAGGAGAAATCACGTGGTATCAAAGAACATTGGTCTCATTGTTATGGACGAGGCAGATGAAATGTTGTCGTCTGGATTCAAGGAGCAAGTTTACAATATTTTCCAGTACTTGTCAAAGGACGTTCAAGTTTGCCTTTTCAGCGCAACATTGCCCCCTCACATCCACGAGATTACTAGTAAGTTTATGAGAGATCCTGTAAAAATCTGTGTCAAGGCAGAGGCTTTGACGCTTGAGGGCATTTCTCAATACTACGTTGCTGTTGAGGATGATATGCAAAAGTATGCCACTCTTAAGGACCTTTTTCAGTTTATCTCACTATCACAATGCATTATTTACTGCAACAGTGTAAAGAGAGTGCAAGATTTGTACGAGGCAATGAAGGAGGATGGATTCCCTGTGTGCTGTATTCACCGCAATATGGACAAGGAACCCAGAAAGGTCGCCTTTCAGGAGTTTATCAAGGGCAAGTTTCGTGTACTTATTTCGTCAAATATTACCGCTCGTGGTATTGATGTGCAACAGGTAAGCGTTGTTATCAACTTTGACATTCCAAAGGATACCCACACCTATTTGCACAGAATCGGTCGCAGTGGACGCTGGGGCAGAAAGGGAACGGGTATTAATTTTATCACAAGACGAGATTTGGCAAAAATTAAGGAAATTGAGCAATACTATTCATGTCAAATCAATGAGCTTCCTGCAAGCATTAACACAGTACTTGAAAAGTCATAAAAGAAAAGAAAAATAAAACATGCAGTTCGTAAAATCAATTGATTATTATTCTAATTTGATATAAATATGTTCAAATTAGAATGCATTAATAATGAATTTAGACTTCCCATTTCGTATTGCAAAGATAAAATGGAGTTAAATGACAATATTAAAAAAGACTTGGAATTAGTGGAGTCTGTTGATCCTTCCGCAAATTCTATTTATTTCCACGTATTTCAACCCACAAATTTATTGGGCAAGACAATTAATAAAGAGATTCCAAAACATTACACAACAAACAAAACATTTTTAACGGAAACTCAAACTGTTCTCAAGCATCATGTACCAATTAATGAACAACCTGGATTCACAGATCAACAAATACATAACTATAGTGACAGTGAACTTGACAATATTACAAAAATATGGGAAGAAATTAAGAATGATACGGGTTTCAAGGAAAAATACATGTACATGGATTGGGATTTCCTCTTGTTTTTAAATAAGCATGATTGGTTCTTGCAAATCATGAGTCTTTATAATCTTTCATCTCCAGTTCTTTCCTTACTATTTCCCATTTTTATTCTAATTGTCCCCTTTTTCATTATTAAAATTCGCGGACTCAAACTTTCTATGAATGAATATGTTGAAATACTTAAGGTGATTATTAGCAACCATGCAATTGGCAAGGTTTTTACTCAATTCAATAGCGTAGACAATAGCCAGAAGGTTTATCTCCTAGTGTCTGCTGCTTTTTATGTATTCTCAATCTACCAAAACATTCTTGTTTGCATAAGATTTTATAATAACATGAAGAAAATTCACACCTATATGTTTGAGATTAAGAGATATTTAGACTATTCCATTTTTTCCATGACAAGATTTATTGAGAAGTATGGTACGTTGACAACCTATCAGGGTTTTATTGAAAACATGAAGAATAGTTTGTACATAATGCAAGATTTAAAGGGACATTTAGAGAAAATAACGGAATTCAAGGTCAGTTTTAACAAGATTACTGAAATCGGGTTTATCATGAAACACTTTTACGACCTTTACGAGGATCCAACTTATAACAAAGTATTCTTGTATTCTTTTGGTTTTCATGGTTACATGAACAATTTAGACGGATTAAAGAAGAATATTGATGAACAACATATTTCATATGCAACCTTTGACAAAAACACAAATAAAACAGCGGATGAATCTAAATCTAAAACAAAAGCTGAAACAAAATTCAAAAAGGCATACTATCCTGCCCTCATATCAAAAAATCCTGTAAAAAATGACTATAAACTTGAAAAGAACTTGATTATAACTGGTCCTAATGCATCTGGAAAAACAACTGTTCTTAAATCGGCAATTATTAATTTAGTGCTATCTCAACAATGGGGTTGTGGATGTTATGAAACTGCAAATATTAAGCCATTCAAATACATTCATTGCTATTTAAATATCCCTGATACTTCTGGTCGCGATAGTCTTTTTCAAGCCGAGGCGAGGAGATGCAAGGAAATTATTGACTGCGTGAACAAGAATAAGGAAGACTCACATTTTGCCGTTTTTGATGAATTATACTCTGGAACAAACCCTGAAGAGGCGGTAATAAGTGCCCGCGCATTTATGGAATATTTAGTAAAAAATGAAAATGTAAAGTGTATTTTAACGACACACTATATTAAACTTTGCAAGCAGTTGGGGAAAACCAAAACAATTAAAAATTACAATATGAAGACTATTAAAAAAAACGACAATTTTGAATACACTTATTCTTTAATTGAAGGAATCTCAAAAACAAAAGGAGGTTTAAAAGTACTTACGGATATGAATTATCCAAAGGAAATTATTGATCAAACCAATGAACTAATGAAATAGAAAAATAAAAAATGAAAAGTCATTCGTTTTATGTGAAAATTAAATATATAACTTATCTGTAATAATGGCTTTAACCGATATTTTCACAACCTCTTTTTTAATTACTCTTGGTGTAACCCTTTTACTTGTAGGGTTTCTTTTTATTTATATTAACCAAAAAATGGCGGATCAAAATCACAAGATTTCCTCCATGCTTGGATTAATTAGCACAATGGCGGAAGAATTGAACGCGTGTAGGAGTCGCGTTGGTATGTTAACAAATACTATTGGTCAAGGTGCAGTTGCAAATTCTAGGGGAAGCACAACTTTAGGAAATTTTGGCGAAAATTTAATTGATGTCTCTGATGGCGAGAATGATGAAGATGATGAAGATGATGAAGATGATGAAGATGAGGATGATGATGATGAGGATGATGAGGATGATGAGGATGATGAGGATGAGGATGAGGATGAGGATGAGGATGAGGATGAGGATATTATTCCTGATGCAGAACTTACAAGTGAGGATGTAGAGGTGTTGGGTGAGATTAAGAGTATCAAGTTCAACAACAATTTAGCTGGAGAAGAGGAGGATAATGAAGAGGAGGATAATGGAGAGGATTTGCAAGAGCTGAATTTAGAAGATTTGGATAATAGTGAAGATGGGGATAATGATGTTGATGCTAATGTTGATGTTAATCAACTTTCTCTTAGCTCAACTGAACTCAAAACAATTAGCATCAATGATTTAGATGAGGCTACCGATTACAAAAAGTTGTCCTTGAATAAACTTAGATCCATTGTTGTTGAAAAGGGCTTAGCTAATGATGCTAGTAAGTTAAATAAGCAAAAACTACTTAAAATGCTAGAAGTTGAATAAAGTTTTCTCTAGTATTATTATACCATGAGTTGGGCAACTTGTTATTCAGGATCAAATAACTATGATAAAACGTCACCTCCAATGATGAACGATGGAAGAAACTATTCTTCTTACACACCTGATGCTGAAGTAAATGATAAAATTAAAAAAGACGCAAACATACAATCAAATTGGCAATACAGACAATATTTGCAAAATAATGCTCTTCAAATTATGCAATACAACACCGCCGAGTCTATTTATGCTAGCGGTGTTAATCCCAGTAGCACGGTAAATACAACACCAACGCCAAATGTTCCTTTTCTTTTCTCTGGAACAAATGACGCTAGAAAACCCGCTATTGGATACAATAACAATGAACTTAAAAACCCTTACTTAACAAGAGAGGCATTAAATGCCAAAATGATTTCTCCTTCTATTAATACCAACAATTTTTAAATCTAGAATTTTTTAACATTTTAATTTTTCATAAAAATATCAAAACAATTTTGATTTCTTTATGACGGCGGGGGCGAATGCAGAGGCGAATGCACAGGAGAATTTACCCAAGGCGAAGATGAATAATATATATTTTTTAATCCATACAACCGTATACATTTTTTTAAATAACATTCGCATTTTGCACACGGTTTTGAATTTATAAATTGATCACTACATTCATTTCTTCCAAATTTTAATATGTACATGTCCGCATTTTTAAGTTTACTATGACTGCCCAAAGCCTTTATAACATTTCTCTCAGCATGAATGTTCTTATCTGGATGGACATATGTATTTGAATAACTACGACTATCTCTGCTTCTAAATCCTATACGATTGGTAGCCTCTGCTATAATTTTTCCACGTGAAACAATTACAGCAATATGAGTAATAATGTTTGTTAATCTAAATTTTGCAATTTTTATATCGGCAATCACCTTGTCAAAGATCTTTTTAACCTGTGAATTTGGCATTCAACGAGGGCGAATTTATAATAACTGTCAATATTTTTATATGATAATTCAATCAATTTTATTGAAAATGCACATAGAAAATTAACCGTATCTATATAAATGAAAATACTCAGCATTGATGTTGGCATTAAAAACCTAGCATTCTGTTTGCTTAGTAATGATGACAATATTGAAAATTATGTTATTGGCGAATGGAATGTAATTAATTTAGCAGAAAAAACAGAAAACAAATGTGCAGTTTTAGAAAAGGGTGTCGCATGCAACAAACCGATAAAATATACAAAAGACGGAAAATGCTACTGTTCAAAACATGCAAAAAAATGCGAATTTATAATGCCTTCTGCCGATTTTAAACCTGCTTCACTCAACAAGCAAAAGATTCTAGGGTTAATGGATTTAGCGGCTAAATACAAGATTACTATTGAACAAAACAGTAAAAAGGCGGACATTATTAATAAACTTACAGAATTTGCATTCAATAATTGTTTTCAAGAAATAGAAAAACAGAATACCAGCAAGGTTGATCTTGTGACAATTGGACGCAACATTCAACATAGATTTGATGAATTACTGGGAAAACATTTAGAAACAATAAACACAGTAATCATTGAAAATCAAATTGGACCCATTGCAAATAAAATGAAAACCTTGCAAGGCATGATTTCGCAATATTTCATCATGCGCAATAATAACATTCACATTGAATTTGTAAATGCTGGAAATAAACTCAAGGATTTTATCAGCGCCGACTGCAAAACTGATTACAAACAAAGAAAGCAACTTGGAATACAAACTTGCGCAGAACTTGTATCTGGAGATTTTAAATATCAAGAATGGAACTCTTTTTTTAGTAGCCATCAAAAAAAAGATGATTTAGCAGATAGCTTTCTGCAAGGGTTATGGTTTACAAAGCATCGCCTATAAATATAGGAAGACAAGAAACTCAGGAAATTTCAAAAACTTTGAAATAATATATTGGGATTCGTAATACTTAAAATTATATGATCTAATTTATCTATAAGATGGAACCTGAAGTTATTGATATCTCAAACATGAATTTTGGGGATGATTTAGACGGATCTTTTAGTGGAAGAAATTCTACTAATTTTGGATCTGGAATTGAATTATTAATGAATACAAAGAAGAGTGAATCTCGCGGTGGCGGACCTTCAAGCGATATTGATATTGAGGATCTCAATAATTTAGAAAATGAGCTCAATGATTTGGTTGATGAGGATCCCACAACAAGCCACGAATTCAGTTCTAACTTGTTTAATGGGGGCGGGAGCGGAGGTGGAAATGATGAGAGACCATATGTCCATTTTGATGAAGGTCCTGGAATCTCCATTGGTCAAGCCACTGCCGAGGCCGATAGCAACTCAAAAACCTGGGATGGTTATGGCAAGTTCAACAATATTCCAATTAACCCCGATAGGAACGTCTCTTCCCATCCTCAAATGTCAAAAGAGGAGTTATTGCGCGAGAAGTTCAAGTTTTTAAGGAAGCTTGAGGGTCTTGAAAGAAAAGGTATTGAGCTCACAAAGAAATACAGTATGGAGTCCCCTTTAGCCGAGATGCAGGGCGAATATGAAATGATTATGGAGGAAAAATCAAAGCAGAATTCCGTCAAGTTTCAAGGTAATATGCTAATGGCTGCGATTAATGCAATTGAGTTTATGAATAATCGTTTTGATCCTTTTGATGTGAAGTTGGATGGTTGGGGCGAGCAATTGAATGAGAATATTAACGATTATGATGATATTTTTGCCGAGTTGCACGACAAGTACAAATCAAAGGCCGCCATCGCACCCGAGTTAAAGCTCTTGTTTCAACTTGGTGGAAGCGCAATGATGGTTCACATGACCAATACCATGTTCAAGTCTGCCATGCCTGGTATGGATGACATCTTGCGCCAAAACCCCGATCTAATGCGTCAATTCCAAAGTGCCGCTGTGAATACTATGGGTCAATCTAACCCTGGATTTTCGGGCTTTATGAGCGGTTTAATGAACCCTGAGCCACAAGCGAACATGACTGGTCCTCCCCCTCCTCCCATGGCCACTCAGGGCCCTCGCGCTATCCCTACCCCAACTTCCCGCCCAGGAAATAACAACTATGCTAATCGTCCCGATTTGAGCATGGGTCGCAGCTCTATTGCCGATGACGGGATCAACATTCGCGAGAACTTTAACACGGCTGCTGAGCAACCTGAGCGCAATGTGCGTTCAATGCGTGCAGAGATGAAGGGACCCAGTGACATTTCCAACATCCTCTCTGGATTGAAGACCAAGACAATTAATATTCAGGAAGCTCAACAACAAGGAAATGACAGCACCATCAGCATTAGCGATCTTAAGGATTTGCAGGCTGAAGGCAGTGTCCCTAAGAAAAGTAAGCGCCGCCAAAAGAGCGACAAGAACACTGTCAGTTTAGATATTTAAATGCAACGTTATTGTAGTGTTATAATATAAGGAGATATATTATGACATTTGAAAATGGTTTATTCATATTTCGCAGAGATTTTAGAATTGTTGACAATAATGGTCTCTATCTAACAAACACAAATTGCAAACGCGTGTACACTGTGTTTATTTTTACTCCTGAACAAGTCGGTAATGCAAACCCATTCAAGTCAAATAATGCTATCCAATTTATGATTGAAAGTCTACAAGATTTACAAGGCGAAATAAAATCCAACGGTGGGGAACTTTTGGTATTTTACGGGGACAATGAAACCATTATTAAAAAACTTATTCACGCATTGGATATTGATTTTGTGTGTTTTAATGCAGATTATACGCCTTATGCTCTTGAACGAGATGCAAAAATTGCACACCTATGTGAAAAAGAGGGTGTGGCTCTTTCAAGAGTAGCCGATTATTATTTGCATGAGCCAGGAACAATTTTTAATGGAAGTGGAGGACCTTACCAAAAATTCACACCATATTATAATGCTGCATTAAAAAAGAAGGTGCAGCCTGCTTCTAATGCAAGATCTATTAAATTTGCCAAACCTAGTACGGGAAAAAGCCTGTCAAATAAGATTGGATTGGATGCTGCTTTAAAGAAGTTCACAAAAGTTAACCCAGATATTCTTGTTCATGGAGGAAGAAAGGAAGCATTAAAAAGTTTGCAATTGATAGGTAAAACACAGAAGCACTACTCTACAACACGCAATGACCTTTTTAAGCCAACAACGCAACTTTCTGCTCCAATCAAATTTGGTTGTATAAGTGTTCGTGAAGCTTATGAAGCCTTTAGAAAAATTCACGACCTTATTAGGCAGTTAATATGGCGTGATTTTTACATGAACATCTTATTTTCATTTCCGCATGTCCTTGGATCTGCCATGAAACCAAATTACAATAAAATTAAATGGCACCACAATGCAAAATGGTTAAAGGCGTGGGAAACGGGCACAACTGGATATCCAGTAGTAGATGCGTGTATGAGACAGCTTAATACAACTGGATACATGCATAATAGGGGGCGCCTTATAGTTGCATCCTTTTTAATAAAAACGCTTCTTATAAGCTGGGAAGAAGGAGAGAAAATCTTTGCAAAGAAACTAACAGACTATGATCCTGCTTCCAATAATGGTAATTGGCAATGGGTTTCAGGCTCAGGCGCAGATTCTCAACCATATTTCCGCATTTTCAATCCATGGGAACAAGGTATACATTTTGATCCAAATGCGGAATACATTAAACATTGGGTACCAGAGTTAAAAGATGTTCCAGCCAAGGTCATTCACACTTGGTACAGCGAGCATGGTACAGCAGAATATAAAAATATTAAATACCCTGGACCCATTGTTGATTATTCAAAACAAAAGGAAGAAACATTAGCAATGTATGCAGCGGCATTCAAATAAAGATCAACATATTATAATGTGTTATATTTAACATATTATAAAGAATTAGTACTATATATAACAATACTATTAGTATGGCTGATTTAATAAATGAAAATGATGGATTTATTGAATATTCATCAAAAACGGATGATTTGTCCCAAATGCAACCCATTGTGCAAAAAAAAGATTTTATATTTTCAAGGGTTCAAAAACACAAATACAGAGTTGTCACAAAAATAGAAAACAACAATATTCAAATTAAGAAGGTTGTTGATTTTCATATAATACAGCTTATATTTGAAATTAATAAAGAATTTTTTGAAAAGATTCATCTTGATGTTAACGCATCAGGAGATAATGCATATTTGTGTCTTATGTTACGAAATCTGTTTGAAAAAATTGGATTTAAACAACAATGTTTAAGTTTGCAGCTTACAAAAGTGGAACCAAATGAATCTACTATTGTCTTTGTGGGAAACAAAGACGACACAACTATTAACTCTTATATTGATGCAAAAAAAGGAAATGGATTTGAAATTATACCACTAGAAAAATTTACTATAATTAGTCAATTACACAGTAATCATTTATTAGAACTAACAATGGACATTGAGTTGGCCGATACAAAAAGAAAAATCACATATATTGTTGAAAAGGCATTTGGAATGCTTTTAAAACACGTCTTTTTAAAAACCAAACGGTTTATTGAGGCTATAAAATAAAAACATATTATTGCAATTGCAGGTATTTAATGTTTATTATTAATTAATTTATTAAATTAATATATAAATGGATATAAATTTTATAATTGGTTGGATTATAAGAATATTTCATTTTTTATTGTGCACTTTTGCATTAATTGCACCATATTTAACTAATAATCGTGTGTACCTAAGTTTTTTTATATTTTATTATGTATCTGTATTAACGGGTTGGAGTATTAATGGTAGCTGTTTTATAACAGATCTTGAAAAAAATCTTATAGGAAAGGAAAACTTAGAAAAATCATATATAAATAATTTATTTTGTAAAACATTTAAAAAAGAATATAGACAACCACTACTTTTAATTTTTCCTTTAATAAATACAACAGTGTGTTTATATAAAATAAATGCAATAAATTAAACATATTTACACTTATGAATACTCAATCTACTAGAAGCCAGTTCTCAGGTAAGCAAACCCACTTGTAATAACTTATTTTATCCCACTTAAACAAGTTATTTGAAATATGAAATGGCTCTACAATTACGCTGCCATGATCCTTACAAGTGTCGCGGTCTTTATAGGCAACTGTCGGGGTTGAATGAATAAGAAGCTGATCCACAATTGTCTTTCCCTCATCAACGTCATCATATACGATAGCCAGATGACCTTGATCCTTTTCACCAAAGTCCTTGGCCTTATAACGAGCCATTAGAAGCGTGCCTCTTGGGTAACGCGCATTAATGTCAAATTTTTGGACACGCTTATTTTGATACAAGTACGCAAACCATGCGGTGGTTCCGCCTGGATACTGTTTATTATATAAATCACCATATTTACCGCGAATCTTGGGACCTAGACCAGGTATAGTTTGACCACAGAATCGGCGTAGTAAGTTCGGCAATCCCGTGCAAACAATGTACTTATCTTGTGCCAAGATTTCTTCTGCTGATGGCGGTGGAGAATTTTTGCACCAAAATGCGTTATCTCCAGCAAATGTTTGGAGTTCTCCATTAACATACCATCTAAATGGGACCCCTACTAGAGACTCGGCGTAATTCATTGAATTGTTAATACTTGTAGATTCCATGTTTTGACGCTTTGTGTCCTTTGAAAGTTCTTGAATTATCGTTTCAATTTTTTTCTAGATGCAAAATTCACCATTAATTTAATTAATAAAATACTTAAATTAATTAAATACTTATACATCTGCATCATCCTTGCAAATACTTTTATCAATTTCAACATGTTTTGCAATAGATGAGATGACCTTGTTGATGCGCTTTTCTTCCTCTTCTTTGGTGCTACCACCAGTTGATTTCAGGACAATGTTTAAGTACTGATCGTTCTTCTTTGAATGATAGTCTTGAGAATCTGGATTGGCTTCTATCCAGTCAACAATTTGATTTACATTCTTATTGGCAATCTTCCTGACCGCCTTTCTAACTTGTTCCTTTTCTTGATCTTTTTCCCAGACATCCTTGTCTCTTACATATAACCTTTCACGTTTTGTATCTGTACAATGAATGGGTCTTTTGCTGAAATCCAGCTGTTTTAATCCCTTTATGAAAATCTGCGATATACTTTCTTCATATCCCAATTTGCCAGTGTTTTCCAAATCTTTCAGCGTTAATTGTAGAGAGTCTACAAAATCTGTTAGATTCATTGCATCTTTGCATGTCTCGTTCAAAAATAGATTCAGGTTAAAATGATTATTCATGGTATTTTTGTTATTAATATTAGTATTGTTATTTGTTATGCTAGAAGGTTTCTTGGCAAACTCTATCAATTGCTTATTCTGTTCAATTATGAGCTCTTTGAATTCTTTATTTTCCATCATGATTGATTGGTTTTGTTTAATAAGCTCAACTACAATTGACTGTGTTAAAGGTGAATCTTGATCCACCTCTTTGTCTTTTTCTAGATTATGCATACATTTCTTTTTGTGTCTCCACAATCCTGTACGATCTTTATATTTTTTTTGACAATTTTCACAGCAATATGATTCGGCATTTTTGGCATTATTATTTGTTGATGCTGTTGCTTTTATATGTTTAGCAGTCATTAAATGAGTAGCAAAATTGCTTTTTTTAGAGCATTCAAAGTTGCAAGTTTCACAATGGAAAATTTCGGCAGTTTTATGCATTTTATTAATTGCCATTGGTTGATATTATAACAACAGATATAATGCCTAAATGGTTTTTCGCAAAAATTATTTTTTGCAAGAAAATATTATAATCACAATTTTTTTAACCAAAAAATAAAATTTAGAGCATTATGCTCTCCCTTGATTTTTTTGCAAAAAAAGCTGAAAAGTAAAATAGGTTTTGGAAAATGGACAAAAATAAATGTCCAAAATCACTTTGGCGAAAAAAGTCTTGGAAATTTGAAAAATTCGCACTTCCCTACATGATGTAGGGAGAAAATAAAAAAGTATTTTTAACACTCATCCTACATGATGTAGGTAATCGGCCCCCGTCTTTAAGCCACTTTCACCATTTATTCTTTCCCGTAGATTACGCTTGAAACCATTTTTAGATTGTTAAAGTCTAGTTTATGATATGTTACGCATTCAGGTGTTACCACAAATGCGCCAAATCCATCTCCTACACCATCTGCAAAGACATCTTCATATACATAATTGATCCGCCCAGACAATGTAATGCCTTTACCTTTTAACCAATGCAATGTATTCATAAAACCTTGCTCCATGTCTACATAGCCGCATACCTTTGAATCTTCAATTCCCTGCAATTGATTGTTTGATCCCTCTACAAATATCAAATACATGTTATCACTATTGTTTTGTGCATTCTCGTATTCTTGCAACTCCTTGGGCGTTAGAGGCCGACTTGTAATAAGATTTCCCAGAAAGTCAGTGCGCATTCCCATCCTTCCTTGTACTGTGTTACAGAAAGTAAAATGTAAAAATATCAATCAATTTTTTTACATTTCAAAATTTTCAATTTTCAATTTGAATTTACTTTTTTACACCTTTTTACATTTCAAACGCCTACCAAGAACTTAGTTGGCGGGGTGCTTTACAATAAACGCATTTAGATTTAAATAACTCTGAGCCGATGCTCCTGATTGATAATTACATGTTTTGGGTGCGCCATCTTTATTGTACGTAACCCAGTCCAAGCCATTATTATCCAACTTATCACACAAACAAATGGCTTTGGAAGGATTATTTGGATCTACTGAGCAAATTTTATTCATACAATTTAGATTTACTGCTTCGGGAGGACAGGTTTGTACATGATAACCCATTTTTTTAATGATTGGGCTAAAATCTGAAAAAATAACTTCTTGTCCGGATTTTGACGTATAAGGTTTTATGTTTTCACAATCATTATTACCAACACTATAATTTGTTCCATTTGCAACATCACACATACAATAAGCTTTTTTATTGTCATATGGGTTGGGAATACATTTTGCAGCAGGACACAACCCATATTTCATATTACATGTTATTATGTTGCTACTTTTATTAATGTTTTTGTATATTACGCATACCGCAATAATAGCAAGAACTAAAATTGTTCCTAAAAATAAAAATGTTGACGAGGATTTCTTTAAAGCCATTGTTTATATATCTTTATAAATTTATTACTTTTTATTAATCTTTTCACAAGTTTACAAAACTCTCAATCTATATGTATGTTCTAATTTGTTCCCATCCAGCATTCCTCGTATCATAATAACATATTTCAAAAACACCGCATTCATTAAAGCCAAGGTCATAACATAAACCAACATGATCAATTGTATTAAATCCAAATTGAAAATAAAAGCTGCGGTCATCAGCAATGGTTATTGTTTTCAATATTTCCATTTTCTTACTTATATGTGATTTAACAATATTATATCTTTCATCATTTTTATGGATTATGTTTACAAACTTTCCATTTTTATATTTAATTCTTCCATCATATTGTAATATTATATCTAATAATTCAGTTGGAATGTATGGGGCCTTCATCATTATTTATTAGCATAACATATCTTTATTTATTTTTAGTAAATATAAATTACACAATAAATGAGAGTTTTATGAAATATGTAAAAGTATAAATTCTTAAGCATGTAAACGCTTTTTAGATGTTTTCTTGTTTGCATTCTTTAAGCCGCGCCCAACTATAACTGCAGAAGTAAAATCTTGGCCATGGGGCGACACTCTGCTGCCTTTTGATGAGCGAGGCTTTGGCATGTCAACAACAATAAAGGGGGTTGCCTCACGATTGCTATTGCTAGAAATGACTAATTCAAAAGGGGAAGACCCGCCAAGATTTTCACTAGAAACCTTGTAATTAACAGGTCGCACTTTTTGTTTTCTAGTAAACAGATTTTGAAATTGTTTAAACATGCGACCAATTGTTTTTGATCTAGTTTCTCTTTTATGTGTAGGCTTTACCCTGGCTTTTTGGTAACTTGCCGCACCACCCGAATGAGAGCTACGCCTCTTCCTTGTCTGTTTCTTTGGCATTTTATATATATATTGACAATAAAAATAAATATAAAATTGAAAGGGAATAAACGTAAAAATGTATAAATATATCAGTATGAAGAACGCATTTGAAGCAATGAAACCTGCGAATAGTGAGGTCACCCCACCCACATTTATATTTATTGACGGAAGTTACTACTGTTTTTACAGATACTATTCCCTGTTGACTTGGTGGAAGAATGCTTACCCACAGGAGGATCTCAAGGATCCATTTGCAAATGAAAAGTTTGTTGAAAAGTTCAGGAAGACCTTTGTTGAACACATTGAAAAGATTCCGCAGAAGCTAAACATACACAAGCAACCTCATTCCATCATTGTCGGTAAGGATTGCAAGCGCGAGAATATATGGCGTCACCAATTGTTTGACAAGTACAAGGCAAACAGAGATTACAAGGAAGACGAGTTTATGGGTGGACCATTCTTTGAAATGGCTTACAGAGATAACCTATTTGCAGTCGCAGGAGCAAGAGCTATTTTATCTCACCCAAAGTTGGAAGCAGATGACTGCATTGCACTATCAGTTAGACATATTCTTTCAAAATATCAAGATTGCAAAATTTATATCATAACAAGTGACAAAGACTATCTGCAACTTTTGGAACCGAGGGTAAAAATCTTCAACCTCGCATTTAAAAATCTAGAGGAGCAAAAGAGCTATCCAGGCGATCCCAAGTTGCAATTGTTTTGCAAGATTGTTACAGGTGATCCAAGTGACAATATTCCCCAAGTTCTGTCAAA